CTAGCTAACTGGTCGTGCTCAATCTCGGATTTGAGTTTTTCCTGTCGAGCCCTTTCACCCAACTGTGCCTGCTCTGCCTGCCACTGCTTGTGCGCGGCTTCCCCCATCGCCTTAGCCATCTTGACATTTGCGGCAAAGCCAGCTAGATTGCCTACGGCACTGCTAATCCAAGCTGCCGACGAAAGAGCAGTCGTTAGTTGGGCTGTGGATACTGCGGATGCGCCGGAAGCGAGAGACATGGCGGGGCCTAGCGGGGCACCAATAGCGGTCACTGCTGTCGGAACTGCTGCGGTTGCGGATGCTGCGGATGCAGTCTTAAGTGCTGTAGCGATTGTGGCAAAGGGTCCGAAACACATATTACTCTCCCGTTAGATACACGATGCGATGGAAGGGAAGATTCATAGGACCAAATGGTTTAGTGCCAGCGATCTCAAAGCCAAGCCATTTGTACCAGTCGGTGTGCTTGGTGTTGCGAGCATCAGCAAAGGCCCATAGCATAGCATAATCCTTCGAGATTTTCTTTAGCCATGTCTTGCTCTCACGCAGGAACTGCCAGCGGATATCCTCGATCTTATCAGATCCAAGCATCCAAACATTAGCAGTATCATCCTCATCACTGGTCACGCCAAAGATAGCAATAGGCTCCTCGTCCAGTGTCACGGTCCAGCAAGTGTCGCTTTGCCATAGCCCGGACTCTAGGTTCTGTGCAGGATCCTCTACGCCCGTGCAGGCGAAGATCTCATCCTTATCAGCCTGACGAAGGTTCGGGCCGAGTTCGTACCCGTCCCCCTTCTCAGACTCTCGTACTACTGCCTTTAACGCCATACTGGTTGGTTCATCCCTTCTTGAATGTTTAGATCATATGTGAGCCCTTGGATCATAGATTGCCAAGGTGTGTCATTCGTGAGCGTGACGCTCAAGTCATTGATGTGCTGGTGTATGGCAAAGAACTCTTCGCCGCTCTTGGATGCTGTACCACCAGCAGAGATTGTCTGTGTGCGGCTTGCGTCTGTAGCGATTGCAAGCGTGTTTAGCTTTGAGTAGGTCATCCGACCACCACGAACAAATACATTACGACCACGGACTGCTCGCTCACCAATTACAGGAGAGAACGAACCAAGGGTGTGGGACATTGTGTACTTAAATCCCACCCAAACCGAAAGGTCTGTATTAGATATATTGACGCTATTGAGAAAAATTTGATGCCTACCCTCGTCCGCGTGGTCGTTGTGGGTAATGGTGCTGTTTGAAGTGTCATAAATTGTTGTCGTATTTCGATCAAACGGCGCAATATCCGACCCGGTAGTATTAGACACAACAATAACAATATCATCATCAATATTACCATCATCACCAACGGCAGGCATTTCCCACGGAAGATCAAGCTGGCTTTTCGTTCCACCGACCCACGAAATAACCTGGGTAAATGCAGACTTTGGGGTCAACTTATCCAGAAGTAGCGTGCTGAAAGCCGCTTTTGTCGTTGTGTCAATGGCTTGCGGTGTGGATATATCAAGATCAATGTAATCAAGGGTCACACAACTATCAATTTCCACGAGCATATACAGCCTGTCACCTAGACACATAATGTTGTGTATCTTGTAGTCGGGGACCGCGCCACTTTGGTTTGAGTTAAACTCCCATTTTGTCCAAGCAGACTGCTGCTTTTTGGGACCACCCACATCCCATGTGTAGACATATAAATTTTCTTGGTCAATCGCTTCGGCGTTTTGCCCAGTACCATCATCAAGCCAGAACAGCATATTGTGCTTGGACGAAGCCTGTAACGAGCGAGGCCCTTCGGGAAGGAAGCCGGGGATTTGCTGACTGACATCTCGCACGGCAAACCCTGTCTGTGACTCAGGGTACATCTCGTACATTCCGCCACCATTCGTGGTAGAGTGGGCGAGATATAACGAGTCATTGACCACAACGGGAGTTGTATAAATGTCCGTCTCAGCCGAAGAGGCTTCAATCACCGTCACCGTGCTGGGGGCTAGTGCCCCGTTTTGCCCGTAGATCATTAACTGCTTACGGTTTGTGATCACGATCAGCCCAGTCTTAAACGGCACGATCTGCTGGATGCTTTCGTTGTCAGCTTGAGATGGGCGAACCTTTAGGCGATCAGAGTCCAGCAAGTCTCGGACGGTTGATCGGAAAAAGTTAAACGCATCGTCAGTCCCTGACAGCGTAATCTCGTTTTCCGTGTAGATGCCAAGGCGATCCTGATAGCTGCAAAGACCAGCAATGGGGTTCGTAAAGAAGTCCGGGAGCGCATTTGTGTCATCGTCGCCAGCTTGACGCGGAGCATACTTGAGATCTTTGTAGGTAGTCAGGGTGACCTGACAATCAGCGGCTGTAGCTCCAGTCCATGTTAATGGTGTACCACCCTTAGTTTCAGAAATCTGGTAACGCCACGCTGCGCTAACATAGTTTGCCGAGACAATGTAGTATGTAGTATCTACAGAAATGTCGGCAGTCGGGAAACCCGAAGTGCCTAAAGAAAATTCAATTGTATCCCCGACAACTAGAGGAGACGCCGAAATCGGGGCGACCTCGCCTGTCGGGATCGTGGTCGGAGAGCCATCATTGAACCCGCCATCAAAGTTAGATACAACAAAGTAGTCATCATCACCACTACCATTACCCGTAAAAACTACACCATCCGTAGCACTGTTAACTACAAAGCTGCCCTGTGCTTCCATGAAAGCAAAGGACCCGTCAGGTCTACGGACCACCATGTGGGGCATCGTTGTAGAGTCTACATCAGTAAGAACGCCAACACCGCAGTGCTCTTCCCAGTGACCTGACTTGGTTAGGGAGTCACTCGAATCAAAAACTGGGTAGGCATTAGAAGAGTCTTTGGTGTGGCTATATGCCGTAGGGGTGACGGCATCAGAAACAAAACGCATATAGAACCCAAAGGGGTTCTCTTCTTCATCCGCAACCTTGAGAGTGTGGTCTACCCACGAAAGCGGGGGAAGCTCCGCGATATTATCGACAGTTTTCCAGGCCATGCCGATGTGATCTTCAAGCTCTGTCCCAGCCTTCCAGTTAGTTTTTGGCTTATAGTTAGCCACGCTAGATGATGCGGAGACAGATGTAAGTGTTCCGGGAGCATCACCTTCTTGGTTTGTATAGCGACCAATAATGGACGAAGTACCCTTACGGAGATCGGCAAGTTTGTCAGCAGAACTAGAGGCATAGGAGACGGGGCTCAAAGATGTTGCCTGCATCATCCAATCGCTTGTTCCCGTAGTCTGTACGGCACCAACTTGGTACGCTAGTTTCCCTGCCAAATGGAGTGCGTTGGCTGCCGAATCGTCTTCAAGGGCGTTGACAGCAGTGTAATCGCCCGTTGTATAGTCATCTTGGGCCGCATTATCCTCAGTATCCTCTTTTCGCCGCATCACGGTTTCACTGTACTCAGTTACAGTTCCACCAACATCTTGGGACCAAGCAATCGTGTACTCCGCACGGACATTGGGGTCAATCTTTTTAATCCACGCAGCCCACACATCATCATTTGTGATGGCCCCAGCAGTAAGAGTTCCTGCTCCATCACCTTGGGTAATGCTCGTCGATGAGTTCGTGTACCCAGCCCATGCAGTAGACTTCATTGCAGGCTGCACATTGGTGTTCGCCACAAATGTGACATCGCCCACCCGGACATACTTCATCTTGTTCGGGAAGGCTGCCGTGCCTGCGTTTGCGTATTGAGCATAAGCAGACGATCCCACCGTGCTAGAAGAAGGGAACAAACACAGCGGTTGGATCGACCCATCTGAGGCGGAGATCACTCTGGGGTTGACACCGTCTTGAGATACATAAATCTTTTCAGCACTCCCGTAAACCAAAGGGAACATCATTGGCGCAGCCCAGTTACTATCACCCTCTAACAGACATAGGTACTGGCTGTTGGGACGCTTGCAAAGTCCGTAGCGAGGACTGTTGAGCACATTGCTCTGGGCCGATGCTTGTCCATCCATACGCAAGCTATACTCCTGCGTACTAACGCCAGCAGTAATGTTTGAGACAGGATAGCTAACAGATGCCATCAGCTACGATCCACGAGGACAGAGGCTCCATAGGCTCGCTCGATACTTCGGAAGACATCATAGTTATCGAAGATCGTGTAGTCGAACTGAGCAGCCTCGAACTCAGTTAGGTTCTGCTGGGCGAGCAGCATTTGTGTGACCAGCATCTGATCCATCTGGGGATTGCCCACCATCTGGAGTTGGTACTCACGGGCAGCGCGAGCCATCACATAAGCCTTGACTGCTTCGGGGAGATCCTCCCATTGCAGGTAATATGTGACAGTGGCTTTTACCGTGGCACTAGCCCCGAACGCAGTGAAACTTTTGGACTCTCGGTCCCAGATCTTTTGTACACCACCCGTAGTTTTGATGATCGGGTCAAGGGATGTGGGCTCTTCAATGTCAAAACTACTGATGTAAACACCATCATACAAAGACCCACCAAGGGTAATCGATCCATCTCCTTCTGATGTGAACTCAACATCCTTCTCGGTATTGAAACCCCAAGGAGTTGATTGAAGGTCTCTACTAACATTATCAATTGCTGTCTGAGCAAGCTCGACTGTGAGGGACAGGGTCCCCGCCAACGAAGCGACTGGAGCCACACCGATAGTGGCAAGCACTCGGTTGACTGCATCTACCTTTGTTGCTCGTGTAATCGTTGTTTCAGCCATAGCAGATAATGTGTGTAGTAGAGATGTAGGGATGGGGGACACCCACTAGGGATGCCCCCCGTATCAGTCAGTCAGACTTAGGCATCAAGGACGCAGGTGACCGCATCGTTGCGGAGAGCACCCATGCCCTGAGCAAGCTTGGCAACCATGAGTGTGCCTTGCTTTTCGATGATGTACTCAGACTCCATAGTGATGTCCTTAAGCTTGACAACGCCAGCCGCCGACTTGTGGAAAGCCACAGCCTGAAGCCTTTGGTCAGCAATTGCGCTAACACCAGCGGCTCCCGTGGGAGCATCACCTGCGGCAGCCAAGTTTCGCATACCAGCAACTTCGCCCGTCGCAGAACTCTTGGTGTCATCATTAAAGGTAGCATCGGTTGCGTCATTAGCACTGATAAAGCCATCGACATTGGAAACAACAATGTTGAATCCACCGATGTTCATCGGAGCATCCGCAGCACGGGGGCCATTTTCTGAGACTGCGCGGCTCTCGTTAGTGATGTGCCCACCAACGCTAAGAACACCAGCTTTGACAAGGTTGTAGTACGCGACCGGGGGCATCACGAGGAACCTGTCTTCTGCCGGAATATCCTTCTCGTCAAAGGTTTTGGCAAGGTCGTAGATGGTGTCCATTGCGCTCGTTGCCGAGGTAAGGAAATCCGCGTCTGTGACCGTACCACCAGCAGCACCCGGAGTTTGCTCACCGCTGACATCGCCAACATCTTGGCTAGATGAGAACAGCGTGTAGAGAGCGTAGTTGTCTTGGTGACGGGCAAGTGCCGCACCAAGCTCCTTGGCGAATGCAGAGCGATAATCGTAATGGCTCATGGCTTCATCAAGCTGATCGATAAAGCAAGATGCCGTCAAGAGATCATCGATGTAAATGATTCGCTCGGACTGCTTAATGGTAGAAATGTAGTCGTGACTGTCGCCATTCGTCCCCGTAAAAAGATCATCACCGCTTTGGAAATAACGCGCAGATGCCACACCAGTGGTGGGGAACTGAGCAGACTTTCCAGAAGTAATGGTACGAGTGGTCAGAAGCGGGGAGACTTTGATTGCGCGTTCATATGCGCTCATCACCTCGCCACTAAAGACTTTAAGAAACAATGATCGGGCGGCTTGATCATTAAATGTGGTCATCCCGCCAACTGAGGGAGTGTAAGCCATGGTAATCCTCCTATGGATTTTGGCATTTACATAAAACTAAAAAGAGAAATAAAAGGTTCTGCCATAGGAGGTTGTCACCCCGCAGGGCGGCCTTCTCTCAGAACCTTTGTTTTGTTACCAGACGGTGTCGGGTGTCATGGACATCTTACGAGACACATCCTCTCGGTATGCCGAGTCACTCTCATACCGAGGATCGCTCATCGCTGCCATGATTTCGCCTTTGCTACGGAATCCGGCAGTGTCGGGAACCGTTTGTCCTTGGAGTTGCGTAGCAGGTCCACCGCCGTTAGCGGACTTGAAGCGAGCGGACATACCCTGAATCAGCATGGTGATCTGATCAACATCGCCAGATCCAACCACACGATCATATGCCTCAACCTCTTCAGCACTGAGGTTCTCGTTCATCCACACCATCATCTGTCCGTACTCTTCCTCGCCACCAGCAACGCCCATGAGTTGTTCTTGTAGTTGCTGTTGCTGCGCTTGGACGCCACGGACATAGTTGTCTACATATTCTTTCTTGAGGCCGAGCTTATCGAGGCTCTCGTAGTGCTCTTCACTAAGCTCACCGTTCTCGGCGTAGTAATCTCCCGCAGTTTCAAGCGTGTTTGTGAGCGGAGTTGCCCCAGCGTTCTCCGCGTCCGAAGCCTTCAGAGAATTTACTTTCTTTCCAGACTGCGCTGCCTCAAGCTCTTGGTAACTCTTAGCTAGGTCTTCTACGCTCTTAAACTTACCAAGGATAAGATCTTCAGCGGGTTGCTCGGGAGCAGGTTGTTCACCCAGAGGGTTACCTTGCGGATCAATGTTGTACTGAGCCTGTTGCTCAGGAGAGTAGGCGGGAGTTTCGTCAGCCGAGGCAGGCGTAAATTCTTCGGACATTGTTTATTCTTGTGGGGGTTGTTGGGTTGCTTGATCAATGACTGCCTTAGTACCCTGTTGGGCAACTTGTTGTGCAGCCATCTGAGCCATCTGAGCTTGTTGCTCGGCCATTAATTCTTCTTCGGTCTTGATTAGACCAGCAGTATTCACGCCAAGGCTTGCAGCCCTGCGAGAGAGGTACTCGTTTACATTTACAACCTGAGCTAACGACTCAGGGCCAAAGAGTTGTCCGAGTCCCGTAAGTAGCATATCCAGCTTCTCAAGCTCCGCTGCCCTGCCGATAGCGTCCATGCCCACCACAATCGTGGGAGAGACTTCCTTGGGAAGCTTCGGGATCTTGCGGCGACGGGCAAGGGACTTAAGGATCAAGCTAATGAGCGGAAGTTGGAACTCATTGGAGAGGAGGCTGTACAGACCACCGAGGGATTTCTCCACTTGGCGGATGACTGCCTGAATCTCTGTGGCTGTCACACGCTCGGCGTCTCGGAAGAGATCGCTGGTGATGAGGAAAGCTTTGCCGAGCCGCTCTTTGATGAGGTTGATAGTCTGGAAAGCAACAGAAAGATCTGCTGCCTTGGCGACCTGTAGGGTGGTGACATCGGCTGCGTTTCCTTGAACAATCGCACCATTACCGCTTTCAGCGAGAACTTTGGCTTTTGTAGTTCCGTTAGGATTGACAAGGAAAAGAGCCTTAGCACTTGCGGCACTTGCCTCAAGGATAGCCTGAGACAAGCCTTCAAGGCTTCTAATGTCACCAATATGCTCCTCAACAAACGAGCGTCCGTAGTTCTCTCCTTGAACGCGAGTGAATCGAAGAGCAAGGTAGGGAAGTTCCGCTTCGGGGTAGCTTGCCTCAGATCCCGGAACAGTGATGTTCTTGATCATCTGGTAAGTGTGGAACTTCTTTTTCGCAGGATCCCAGTGGACGCAAGTGTAGAGATCCACGACCTTGTCTCGGTCTCCTCCACCCACCTCGGGGATCAGGAGAGCTTGCATCTCCTCAGACAGAGCATCAATGTATACCTGCTCTTTGAGGATAATCGTGTCTACTTTACCGTTAGGTCTGCGCCTGACGATGTAGCTATCCAGACGGAAGCACCGTAGCTCCCCGTCTTTGTCCATGTGTACAAGAGCATTGCCCGTGACAACCAGAAGTCGTAGAGCTTCGTGGATGACCGGGCGGAAAGCCATGACTTCAACTTCTTTCTGTACGATTCGCTCAATCTGGGAAAGCGAAGCCTCTACCTCAGACTGAACTTCAGGGCCTCCCAACTGCGCGATGGCAGCGTCATCAATAACCAGACGGAAGAAAGACTGGTTAGGGGGGAGGAGGCTGATCAGCAGGTTAGACGAGAGCGCATTGACTCCACGGGAGCCCATGGATTGGTAGGGCTGGTAGAGCCTGTTGTGCTTGATGTCCCCGTTCCCATGCTGGGGAGGCATGAGCGCAGGGATCGTAAACTTAGCAGAATCCTCGGCACGCTGGATGTACTGCCAACGCTCCTCTACCCCACGCTCGTATATTGTTTCTGCTGATTTATACATCAAGTCGGGGGACTAGTGGGGGGCGGGGGCGTGATCGTAACGGAGGGATTGAGGCTTGTAGCAGGACCAGAAGTCAGTCTACCTTTAAGCCAATCCGACATCCTGATCTTGGCTGCTCGGGCTTGTGACACATCCCACACCGCTTTAGGCTGGGCGGGGACCTTGGGTTTGCTGCACATCAGTAGCCGATCCTAGGAGTAGATGGTCTGTAGAGATCTGTAACAAACCCAGCATTCATTAGAGGACTGTTCTGAGGACGCCTAGTTTTGCTCATAAGAGACTTTCGTGTGCCGGGACGGAGCCCTGCCTTCTTCTTTTTCTTTTTCTTGCGTGTGGGGCTCGCGTAAAGGTTAGGCATGAGGGCGTCTCCAATCATCTTCAGGACCTAGGTTGTTATCGTCTTTGTACTTCTCGATGAGCATCCTGACAACCTGCCGCTGACCTGCATAGAACATCACCTCCGTTGCAGAATCGGACGGTGCTGGGCATCGCTCAGGAATTAACTCGTCGAGGTGTGTAAGGAGCGTGAGAGAGATTCCGGGAAAGTCCAAGCTTAGTAGTTGATGTAGACAGTGACGGCGGCCGTGCTAGAACCGTGGAGGTTTTTCAGGGCCATCTCATGGGGAATGTGGGTTCCGGCAAGAAAGCCAACGGCTGTCCCTCCGTAAGCTACGGTGTTCGGGGCGTCATCAAGGAAGAAAGCAACATTGGAAGCTGCGGTCCCGCTAGAGGCTCCGTCGCCTTCGTGCGAGGCACTTGCAGCCGCCTGTCGCATCATGGCTGCCACCCCGTCAGTCTTGCTAGACCCTGTGGAGGAAATCCAAGTGATGCTCCGAGCGTTTCCGGGGTAGAAGTAGTCACTGACCTCCCCATTGGTGAGGCTAAATCCGATAACCCGTGTATGCTTAAGGGCCTCAGCAGAGTCAGCGTCTCCTTGAGTTTGCTTGAGATAGTTCTTATCAGCCATGGTTTTTTTGGTCCTGAACCGTGTTGGTTATTTTGTTGATGATCTCTGGACTCGTGTCCATGTAGCCGACGAAGAAGACTGTACGGTGCTTCAACACGGGCTCTCGTAAGGTTGTCTGGATTGTGCGAAGGCTCAGGTTAAGGTACTGAGCAATCTCTTCTGGGGGCATCCCAAGGTAGTCGTAAAAGAGGATCTTCTCCCGTTTTTCTCGTAGCGAGAACATATCCTCCATATATAACCCAGGAGGCTCCTGTATTCGACAGATAAAGTGCTAAAAGTTTTGGGAGATTCTGGGGGCACGACGGTAAGACAGGAAACGACAGAGGGTTAGGGAAGCCCTTGTTTCTTGTTTCTTTTTCGACACTATATAAGGTATATAAGGATCCTTAAAGATACAAGAAGAATAAAAAGAACAAAGGACTTATAGGATCCTTAAAGATCCCTAAGGGGTCACGAGTGGACTGTCTGGGATATGGGGGCAGCACCGGGAAATGATTTGGGCACAAAAATTTATGAGGGGAGAATCCTGCGCGTGGCGGCGGCGATCCCCCCGTGCCCCCATCGCGTCGCCCGTGGGAGCGCCTAGGAACTCGCAATGACCACGATGCGACATCCTAGGGGGACGATATGCGACATCCTAGGCCCCTAGGAAATCCCATTGTGCGCGTCGAGGGAGTATGCGACATCCTAGGGCGGTCACAGTATACGCAGGAGTATATTAGGGCACCCCCACAGACTTGTTGTTAGGGTCCTGTTAGGGCACCCGCTGAGACGCCCTGTGAGGCCCTCAGAGAGCACCGCGCCGGTAAGGTCCTAGGACCCTCGGAACGGATGAAACGCTAAGTCCTTTATTGACAGGCACTTACGACCGTTTCAGGACCGCCGTCCTAAGCGCTTATCTGACAGACACTTAGGACCGCAAAAAGAATCAACTGCAAGGGTTCGAATTGGAGCCCGGTACGGCTAAGAGGGTGTGTTCAGAAATCCAGCGGGGCCGACCCCGCACTCACCCGCTCCTCAGGGAGCACAACCACAGGAACGACAGAATGTCACAAACTCCTACGAACCAGAACGGCACCATCAACTTCTCCCTCAAAGCCCAGCGCGCCTACGCTCAGGAAACTCGGGACTGGCAGCTCATGGACAAGATCATTTCCGTAGAAGAGGCGAGCGCGGCGAAGAGCTTCGCCAAATCTGGCCCTGCTCGTCTCGACGCTCAGATTCAGGCTACTCGTGTCAAACTGGACCTTCTTGAGTCTCAGCGAGCAGAGCTTGACGATGCGGACCTTAACACGGCTATCCAGGCTCACATCATGGCTAAGGACTCCCTGCGCCAGTATGTGATCGAAACTCAGGGCTGATCTAGGTCGGTGAGGGGATCCTCTCTGGATCGTGCCGGGTCTTGTGGTTTCCATCGCCACGCACACAAGACCACGCAGAGACAGAGAGGGTCTAAACCGCTGAGCGGGTCCCAAGCCCCGCCCCTAACACAGACACACAAACACAGACACAGGAGGTCTCAGCATGAGCAAGTACAAAATCACACACATCGTAGCCGAATGGGTGGCCTACACCTATGAGGTCGAGGCCAAGGACGAGGCGGCTGCCCTTGAGAAACTAAGTGAGGGGCTCTCGGATTCCCTTGTGGACGGGCCGCACCCTGTCGAGGCGATAGATGGGCTAGAGGACGATGTGACCTTAGAGGAGGTCCAAGCATGAGATTTATCCGTCCCTATTCAATCGGTACACCGAAGCGCAGATGCGCGAGATTAAGGCAGCCTTCGAGGCCCTCAAATATTCCAAGTAACCCAGACACAAACACAGGAGACACAGACCATGCCGAGAATAAATCTAACGGAATCACTGCTCAACACAATGTCGGAGATTGTCGGGATAATAGAGGCTGGAGATGTTGAGGAGACAATGGGCCGTGATGGGGTCAAGAATCTAGAGCGCTTAGACGCGTGGATTATGCAGGAGAGGGCGAAGCGTACCACGAAAAAAGCAACCCTAGCTTGGCGCGAAGCATACTTGAGATCTTTCCCGGTAGACAGGGAGCCCAAGTACACCCCAGAGGAGACAGAAGAGGAAAAATAGATGAGCCTACTGAACATCATCCTAGAAATCTTACGAGAGGAGGGCGCAAGCATCCTCTTCTTCGCTATTCTTTTTATCATCACGCTGATCGTCTGAGGAAAATCAAATGATAGACCAAGATTCATTACTGCATCCACGCACCCCGCATGACCGATGGCTACAGCAGCACCTTCCAGAATGCTTTGCTTTTATTCGCGGAATGCTGCATTGGGATGCATTTTTTAAGGAAGGTCATGGCGGATGGGAGCGTGTCATCGGTGGAATCGCAGAGGAATTTGAGCTCACAACATCCGAAGCCGCAGATGTTGTGGATTATTTTAAGAAAATGGAGAACGCTACAGGAGTAAACACATGAGAATGTACCACGCTAGAATAAATGGTGTCCATTTTATTTCGGGAAACTGGGGTGAGAATGCACGATGCATCATAGAAAATCCCGACGATTTCTTTACGGAATACTTCGAGCCTCTGCTGAATACCATCCTAGATGGGGACGAGAATTACGAGGAAGCAAAAGAAATCGTGCGCCTCTGTCTTTCTGCCGAGGTATCAGGAGAAAATGATATTGAACCCAGCGAGGAGGCGCAGGAATTCATAGAGCATCTTGTAAATCCTGGTCAGGGAGATTTCGAATGATGCTTCTCAGATTATACCTAGCTTTACGCTCTGTTGGATACAGCAGGCGTAAAGCTTTTCGCCATGCTCTCGTGGTATGGCAGCACAGAAACCAAGACCCTAACAAGACAATCAAATGAAATACCTGCACAAACTAAAAGAAAAATTCACACGCTTCGGTGATCTCTTTAGCAAGGGAGATCCGTTCGCTGGTGTAGTGACAGCCATGCTCATGGCAATTGCTGCAATTATTCTGCTGGCATGGTGCGAATCACGACGAGAGAAGGAGATTGACGATCTGCATATTCAGATCAGAGAACTCAGAGAAAATAACTACGAGATCATAGAGTACCTTCTACTTAATCACCAATAAAACACACGATAAAACCACAGAGGAAAAGATCAAATGGATTACGAAATGTACAAACGCGACCACACCCTGACACGACCCGCGAATCAGGCGGAAAAACTCCGAGCATTTAAGGGAGGATCCCCGGAGAGAATTATCGAGGGTGTGCGCCTAATACTACAGCCTAAATTCCCTGCGCCTCCTGTTCTCACAATGTTCTGGGAGCCTGAAGATTGGGTAGCTTTTGTAGATCGTAACGGTTCGTGGGAATGGTTGGTGGTTCACGAGTATAAATCAGCGGAAGAAAGTAGGGCGGAACTGGAGAACTATCTAGACCACAAAGACAATGATGAGATGAGCCTCGAAGATGAAGAGACTAACTAAAAAATATCTGAAGGAAATCGCAGACGAAAATCTAGGGGGAATGAGTGACGCATCCAAGATGCCGTGGCTTTCATGGTCCCTGAATTCTGATGACTGCAAGCTAGGCGCTGTCCTGAAATTTACTAAAGGCACCGTATGTTCTGACTGCTACGCAGACAAGGGGAACTATAACTATCCTAATGTAGTGGCAGCGCAGACTCGGAGACTGAGTACACTCAGCACAAATGCAGAGACTAGATCTAAATGGGTAGATAATTTCGTCCGGTTCTTCCGGGGTCACCTAGATCTAGGACTACCAGAAGATAAGAGATACTTCAGGTGGCTAGACTCTGGAGATATACAGTCAGTCGAGATGCTCGCTGATATCGTAAAGATTGCACGCCGTGTACCAGAGATACAGTTCTGGCTACCCACTAGAGAGATAGGTATGGTCAAAGAATACCTATTCACTAGCCCACATATCCCTGATAATATCTGCATCAGATTATCAGCGAATCAAGTAGGAAGAAAAAGACCAGCGTCTATATCTATCCTGCACCCCCGTCTCTCAGATTCTACTGTCGATTACTTCGACGAGGAATATGAGGAATGTCCTGCGCCTGAGCAGGATAACTCGTGCGGTGACTGCCGCAAATGCTGGACGCCTGCTGCTAAGGTAGGCTATCACAAACACTAGGAAACCAGATGATTAACACAACATATAATGTACCTGCTCTGTTAGCTACAGACTCAGCGCCTACTGTATCCACGAGATACAACCACATATCTACCAAAGATATCCATGATATCCTAGGATCTATGGGGTGGAATGCACGGGTCGGACACACCGTAAATTCTAGGAAGAATGTAGACCCCCTGTATCGTAAGCATATGCTGAGATATACAGAGGGAGGGGACGCAATAGGTGATAATACACCTGAGATTATCGTGACTAATTCTCACGATGGTTCATGCTCTCTCACATTACAGGCTGGATTATTCAGGCTGGTGTGTAGTAATGGTCTGACTGTGCAGACAGAAGACTATGGAACTGTGCGTGTGCGGCATGACTCTGAGCTATCACAGAATCCCTTAGATATGATTGACATGATCGCAGGCTATGGGATGCAGGTCAAAAGATCCGTGCTAATCCCAATGATGTGGGGAGATATGCAGATGTCCTTCGAGGATCGCATGAGTTTCTATGATAAAGCTGCACGCTTACGATCTAAGCATATGAGTGAGGGAGAACTGATCGCCTTCGATATGCCACAGCGTGCAGAAGATAGGGGCCATGATCTATGGACTGTCTTCAATAGGACACAAGAATATCTGGTGCGTGGTGGATACCATGCTACCTCAGCAAATGGAAAGCAGCGCCGAGTGCGTGCTATCAATGCTATAGATTCTCTCGACACGGTAAACTCTGACCTCTTTACTCTGGCTAATGAGGTAGCCCTAGCAAACTAACAATGAAATACGCCCACGGTACAGACCTCGAAGATCCTACGACTGAAGTTAAGATACGACTTCTCTTCAGCGCACCTCCAACCAAGGAGGAGATCATCAAGTATCTACAAGAACTTATTGAGGACGACAGTTTAGGCTACACACTCACTACCCTAGGGAGGGATGACTGATGAACATCAACGAAAATAAAGAGATAGCTAACGCCGAGCCCAGTCTTCTAGAAGAACTGCGGGACGGACAGCATAAAGATATTGTCGCTCACTACAAGGATGAGTACAACTGGCTTGGCGCGAGCTGTTCGCACGAAGAATCTATTAGAAATCTGGTCGATGATTTTAGGGAGACGCATAAGGTGACACACACCACTGCTACCCGCTGCATCCATGAGATTCTATGGGAGCAGTGTGGGATGCAGACTACTAAGGAGGAGCAAGCATGAAGGAATCTATCGAAAATATCCAAGCGCGGATAAATATTATCGAGTCAATGACTACTGTCGTGCGCGTTGTCGATAAACTTATCGACCGTGTGACTGCATTAGAGGAGGACACACGACTGATCGCTGTGGAAGAGCGTACTAAGAAACTCCAAAAATCAGTAGATAAACTAGAAGGCGATGGGTTTTCTTCTGGAGAAGTGGGACAACCCTCGGCTAATTTCTAGGATAAGTAGTGGACGGAGAGCAGATAAAACTGAGCAGGCTTCTTGCAATACAGGAGCGAGGGATCGCACACAATGCGATAGCCCTAGCCCTGCCACCATATCGCAAGATTGTCAGCGGAGTTACATCTGCTCTGTTCCCTGTTATCTGTGAATACATAGCGTCGGCACAGGTGAAGCGCGGCAGACCCGGTAAGAATCTTGCCGGGATACCATACATAAAAGATGTAGGTATAGAGAAATGCTGCGCTCTCGCCGTGTCGGCTCTTGTTAATAATTTCTCAAGACCAACATCCTACCAATCTATGGCGGGGAAGATCGGGCAGGTAATCTCTTACGAATGGGGAATCCTACAAGAAGATCCCGATACCATAGAGCACATCAATAAATCCATGCACAAGGGGAGCGTAACCTCCCGTCGTTACATATACTTAGCACAGTATATCAAAAAGAAATATGGTAGGAATGTACAGTACATCCCAGCATTAGCTAGGAATTGTATCGGTGATCTGTTCTTATCTCACGCACTACAGATAAAGAATTTCCTAGATACACAGAAGATCAAGACAAGTAAGCACAAGACACAGACACTTGTCATGGCCCACACAAATCTAATCGAGTGGGTCCAGCATGAGCTTGAGAATGAGGCGCACTATAATCCTGTAGCCCTCCCACATCTTGAGCCAATACCAGCCAAGGCTGAGACTCTACTGAAACCACAGCGTGGTAGACAGATACCTGAGTCTGTAGTATGCGAGGACTCCCTCATTCTGAAGGCAGCCAACAGGCTGAACCATACAGGATTCAGGGTAAATGTACCGCAACTAGAATTTATCCATAGCTTATCCCGTCAGGGTTCAGGAACTCTGGGGCTGCCGGGACACAGAGAACCTGCACTTGCCCCATATCTAGAGGGGGCCACGGAAGATCAGGTACATGAGGTAAGAAAATCTAGGGCAAAGACATACGCTGACCGTGCAATATGGAGAGCAAAGAGATCAGCCCTGCTATCACACATAGGACTGCTGCAACAATACAAAGACAAGGAGGTATTCTTTGAAGTCGAAGCAGATTTTCGTGGGCGTCTATACCCCACGGCAAACATACTCTCTTATCAAGGTCCAGACTGGATCAGAAGTATCTGGAAATTTTCCAAGGGTGAGGAGATTCATCCGAGCAATGAGAGGTGGCTGTTCATTCATGCCGCTAATTGCTTTGGCCTTTCTCGTCTGTCCTATCAGCATCGTGTGGATCGTATGCGTGGACTCTTGGATCAGATGCGTGCGCTGGTTGAGAACCCCCACGAGAACATCGGATTCTTAGAGCAGGCCAAGGAACCATTCAGATTCTTAGCCGCTGCCCGTGAGATCATAGAGTATATAGATCATGGGGCTGGGTATGTATCACACCTACCTGTCTTCATTGATGCCTCATCACAGGGGATACAGATATACTCGGCGCTCTTGTGGGATCAGGAACTTATGAAGGCATCCAATGTCATCGCACCCATGGATGAGGACACAGATCCACGGGATATATACCAAGAGTTAGCCGACCAAGTAAACGATGAGGCTCTAACCTCTGAGGATTCTGCGGCAGCGTGGCTACGCAGGCACCCAGTAGACAGGAAGACAGCAAAGAAAGTTATGATGCTCATCCCATATGGTGGGAAACTACACGCTGCTTTCAAGATAACAAGAGAGATACCTCACATCCCTTCTGACACATCTGTATGGCTCGCTGATAGACTCTACAAATCTTCGATAGATATCCTATGGAGCATCGTGAAGTTCCAACACATGGCAGAGCAGGCTGTCTATGAGCAGACGAAAGAACTAGGGGAACCTACATTCTCTTGGAGATCTCCTGCTGGTGTCAAAGTAACACAGAGATACACCAAACAAAAGACAAACAGAATACAGACAGCAATCAAAGGACATCTGTACTCATATAAGATAGACAGAAAGACACCAGATTATAGGAAGCTTTCATCTTCATTCGTTCCTAACTTTACACATAGTATTGATTCCTCTTTGTTGTCTCGTGCTGTCGTTTATTCTTCAGGACTAAAAGATGGTAAAGACCCAAGACCAATCTGTGCGATCCATGATTCCATAGGAGTCTTAGCTGCCAATGTAGATCAGATGCAACTACATCTAGAAGGTGCGTTCATCTGGGCTATCAATGAAATGCATAGTGAGCTACTCAGGCTAAAGATTCCCACTATTGGGACTCCCAAGTTTTTCGGAGATAGGTGGAAAGGTCCCCGAGTACCTACCGATGTCAATAGTGAGGCCCCAATAGACCTCAGCCAATACTTGTTCTCTTGAATGAAGCTTCAATGAAAGCTAAGAAAAAAGAAAACAAAAGAATCCCTAAAGATCTTAAGGGTCATTAGGGTCCGTTCTAGCCTAGCTAGATTCACTAACTTCTTCTCTTTATATTATTTTTAATTATGAACAAAAGATTATTTGATCCTCGTGATCATGCAGTCAACTTGATTCTGCCGAGAGGCAAAGCAATGTGGGCTTCCCTGAAAACTGCCAAAGGTTTCAAGGGAGACACAGAGAAAGAGCACCACCTCTGCGATGTGATCGTCACAGAAGAGGAGGCACAGCCGATCATGGATCAGTGCCGTGGTGTGCAGGAGAAAATCCTCGCACTGTGTGGTGAGGAGGACAAGCGCATGGCTCTTGCCAACTCGCGTCCTTGGAAAACTCACGACGATGACCCGGATAATATTCCTGCTGGTTATGTCCAGTTGAAAACTAAGAAGCGAGCCTTCCGTGCGAACGGGAACAAGCCTGCGACTCCTCCCATTCCCACCTATGTGGATGGTAAGAAGATTGACTGGGATACTGCGGACTATAATGTGGGCAACGGCAGTCTCATTGAGATTGCAGCAGCCATCACTCCGTACTATGTGCCCGGTCCTGTGGGGTTGGGCGTGACGCTCCAACTCAAGGCAGTGAAAGTTCTCGAACTCAAGAAGTATGTTGCTGGAGAATCTGGCGACAAGTTCTACGAGGATGTCTTCGCTGACGGTGCGGAAACTAAGAAGAACGAGGCTGAGTCTAACGATTCAGAAGATAACTACTTCGACTAACATCTCCTCCCCCTCCTGAGCACGAGGCTAAACTGCTCACCTACATTATGGACGATACATTAGAACTAAAAGAAGAACTGAGCAACATCACCATGCTCGCTAACATGGAAGAAAAGATGCAAGCGATTGAAAAGATCTTGGAAGAGCACGGACACACAGAAGATATGTGTGCCTCCAAGATTGCAGAAGTTCTGGGAGTTTCCTCATTACTCCCGGAGCGTGAAGAAGTGTCCCCAGCACCACAATCTGAGGTGTCTAAATAATCAGATAACTTTCTGTGTTTCCTTGAGGGGGTGGGGGTCAGTGGATCGACCTCCATCCCCTCGTTTATCTTATGATCATAGATACAGACTTCATTCTTCCCGGCATCAACAAACTGCTGCGTATGCACTGGGCTGTGCGGAAGAAACTACAGGCTGCGTTAGTGCAGCACATACAAGACAACTACGATTGCCAACCTATCGAGGGACCCGTGATCGTAGAATACACCCGCCGCAGTATCCGGCTCATGGACTGGGATAATGCGTGCGGGTCGTTCAAGTTACTAGGAGATGCACTGGTTCAGTGCGGAATTCTGGAGGATGACAATCCTTCAGTGATAGAGGAGTTTAGACCTGATCAAGAAAAAGTATCTAAGCGAGTCGAGCAAGGGTTCCGACTCGTCATTCGTAGGGCACACATCGTGCAGTAAATGTGGGAGCAGTGATGCCAATGCTATCTATGATGATGGACATACATACTGCTTCTCATGTCAAGCTTATGGAGGAGAGACAAAAGAAGTGACAGAGGAAACACCGACGATAAAACCACAGGGAGATTTCAAAAGACTGGAGAAGCGTGCGATCTCAAAGGAGACTTGCTTCTTCTATGAATACTCTGTCGGGAAACACAACGGAGATCACGCACACTTCGCACAATACTTCAACGCTGATGGTTCCCCCGCTGGGATCAAGATACGACAGGCGAACAAGAAGTTCATGTGGCGTGGCCCACAGCCCGGAACCTTTTTTGGGCAACAAAAATTTTCTAGCGGAAAGATGCTAGTGATTACCGAGGGAGAGATAGATGCCATGAGTTATGCGGAGACGCATGGCTGCCGATGGCCCACAGTCTCCGTACCTAATGGCGCTCAGTCTGCGGCCTCTGTATTCAAGAGGAATCTAGAGTGGCTGTGTGGATTCGAGAAGGTAGTCCTGATGTTTGATCAGGATAGTCCCGGAAGAAAAGCAGCAGAAGACTGTGCCTTCCTCCTTCCTCCCGGCAAAGCGTTCATCGCTACGCTATCTAAGAAGGATGCGAATGAAGTTCTCCTGTCTAATGACAGGGATGAACTGAAGCGTGCTGTCTGGAATGCACGGGAGTACATCCCCGGCGGACTGGTGAAGGGTGAGGATCTCTGGGATGTTATCAGTAATGTACCCGAGACTGTATCCATCCAGTATCCGTGGGTGAATATGCAGACCAAGACACGGGGGCTCAGGCTAGGAGAACTCGTGACTCTCACAGCAGGGACAGGCATCGGCAAGTCTCAGGTGTGTAGAGAGATTGCGTATCAGTTCGCACAGCAAGAATGGAAGATCGGATACTTTGCGCTGGAGGAGAGCGTGCGTAAGACTGCACTCCACTTCATGGCTCTGCATCTAGGGATGCCGCTGTTTGAATTGGAGGAGAACTTCAAGGAGATCTCAGATGAGACGATGAAGTCTGCCTACCAAGAATCTGTAGGTAACGGCAACCTCGTATTGTTTGATCACTTCGGTTCTCTCCACTCAGAGAAGCTGATCACCAAAGTCCGTTACGCAATCAAGGCTCTCGATTGCAAGCTGATCTTCTTGGATCACCTGTCCATTGTTGTCAGTGAATTTGCTGAGACGCAGGAGCGAACGGCAATTGATGCAACGATGACAAAGCTCCGTGCATTAGTGGAGGAGACAGGCTGTGCCATGATCTTGGTATCTCACCTGCGTAGGGCAGACGGCAGGCCGCACGAAGAGGGAGGCGCTGTATCTCTTGCACATCTCCGTGGATCTCACGGCATCGCACAACTCAGTGATATTGTGTGTGCCCTGGAGCGTAGCCAGCAGGCGGACGGAGATGAGAAGAACCTGATGCACATCAGGATTCTGAAGAACAGATACAGCGGAGAGACAGGGCCGAGTGGATTCCTGCGCTACCACCCTGAGACTGGACGCCTCCACAATCACCAAGATGAAGAGGATCCGTTCGAGGAAGATGCATGAGGGATATAGTATTCGACATAGAAGCCGATGGCTTCCTTGAGGATGCGACCAAGATTCACTGCATCGCTGTGTCTGAGAATGGTGACGAGCCTGTGTGCTACGAAGCATCTCAAGTAGACGAGGCACTGGATTGGCTGAACCGTGCGACCAATCTTATTGGACACAACATCATCCGCTATGATCTGCCACTCTTGAGAAAGCTCTGCGGCTGGAGGCCAGAGGTAGGTACGAACATACAGGACACATTCCTCCAAGCTCGCATGGCATTCCCCGATCTACTGAAGAAGGATGCTGAACGGCAGAAGATCCCGAAGCATGAGTGGGGTAAGTATTCTCTCCGTGCCTTTGGTCATAGACTGAAGATGCACAAGGGAGATCACGAAGACTTCACCATGTTCTCTGAGGATATGCGTGAGTACTGCATCCAAGATGTGCGCGTGACCAGTAAGCTCTGGTCTATACTGCGAGAGCAATCCCTTGGTAAGGACGCAGTTATTATGGAGACGCAGTTCGCTGCCCTAGCCTTTCGCATGGAGGAGGTTGGGATTGCCTTCGACCGTCCCGCTGCCATAGATCTGTTCAAGCAACTGGATGAGAAGAAGGGAGAAATCCTAGAGGCTCTCGTTGATCTTGTTCCTCCGAAGCGGACAGAGATGAAGACACCACAGTACTGGATTGATCCCGTGACGGATGTGCAGTTCGTCCGCAAGTCTGATGCGCCGAGTGGAATCCGTAAGGAGCTAGTCCCCGGACCACTCAAGGTGAAGGAGGAGAGATTCAATCCTATGTCTCGACCACAGGTGGCTGAGTTCTTAGTCACTCGGGGCTGGGAGCCTTCGGCTAAGACTGCGACGGGGCAGGTGAAGGTAGATGAATCTATCCTTGGTCAGATCCCAGACATACCTGAAGCAGCTATGATCGCAGATCTCTACCGAGTGCAGAAGATCTTCTCCATGCTGGCGGGAGATCGAAGGGGGTGGCTCTCGCTGGAGAGGCGGGGGAGACTGCATCCCCAGATCAGAACTCTCGGTGCGTACTCAGGTCGCACATCCTGTGTGGACCCCAACCTTCAGCAAGTACCGAGTACACGACTACCGTTTGGTAAGGAGTGTCGGTCCCTGTTTGTCGCTGACGATGGGAAGATACTTGTAGGATGTGACGCTAAATCTCTGGAGGTCAGATGCTTTGCACATTACATGGCGAAGTATGACGATGGAGATTTTGCTGATGTTGTTCTTCGTGGTGATATCCACCAAGCAAATGCTGACATGATGGAGTGCGATAGACAGACAGCGAAGAACACATTCTTTGCCCTGATCTATGGCGCAAGCTCACGCAAGATCGCAGCGATGCTGGACATCCCCATGAGGAGAGCCAGTGCTCTTGTTACTCGATTGTTTGAGGAGCGTCCCGCCATGCGGAGGCTGATCAACAGAGTAAAGAAGCAGGCATCTGACTACGGGAAACTGCGGGGCTTAGACGGGAGGACACTGCGCCCTCGGTCTGAGCACGCAGCAGTAAACCTATTGATCCAGAGTGCTGGTGCCTGTGTATCGAAACGCGCAGCACTCAACCTAGATTTCGAGATCATTTCAAATAGGTGGGATGACACACACATTGTGGGCTTCATCCACGATGAGATGATCATCGAGACCCCCGATCACAATGTGAAGGATGTGTGCCTTGCGGCGATCCGCGCCTTCCAGCAGACCACTAGCCAATATAATCTTCGCTGTCCGATGGACGGGGATGCACAGATAGGACTTAACTGGAGTGAGATTCACTAATGAACGAGAACACTGACCCGACATTTCAATTACTAATAGACGCCGACATTGTGTACCACCGCGCAGCATTTAGTTGCGAGGATACATATGACTTTGGCGATGATGCTATCAGAGTAGTAGACGATCACGAAGTTCTTCGTGTGTTCGATGGGCTACTCGTTGGGATCTTTGAAGAACTCAACCCGCTCTCGTACATCTTGTGCTGGAGCGACACGCATACATTCAGGCACGACATCTTTCCTGAGTACAAACTCAACCGACAGAATGTGCGACGCCCAGTGTGTGTCCCAGAAGTGAAACAGATCCTTATGAAAAAGTACCCAAGTGTACTGGTCAATGGATTGGAGGCCGATGATCTTATGGGTATGTTCTCCTCTCATACATCTATCATCTGTTCAGATGATAAAGATCTACTCACCGTACCGGGCTTTCATTACAAGCCCCGGAAGCGGGAGCTAGGTGTGTTCAGAGTTTCTGTTGAGGAAGCAGACAGGCTGCACCTCAAGCAAACTCTGATGGGTGATCATGTCGATGGGTTCAAAGGTATCCCCGGAGTAGGGGATAAGAAGTCAGACAAGATCCTAGATAAAGATGGAGCAACATGGGACACAGTGAAGAAAGCTTACGCGGATGCGGGGCTATCCGAAGACGAAGCCCTGCTAAATGCTCGACTTGCTAGGATCCTGCGCCCCGGTGAGTACAACTTTATTACAGGAGAGCCCAAGCTCTGGACTCCATGAACACACAGGAACTACTAGCCTTGCATGATAAGCTCACAAGCATGGCTAAGGATATCCTCACCACCAAGGTACGGAACTACTCAGGTACTGGGGATGCCTACACAAACTTCAGGCGAGTAGCTGACCTAGATATATGCAGCGTACCCAACGGGATCCTCGCCCGGATCTCAGATAAACTTGGAAGACTCATCACCCACTGTAACCACGATGGTTTAGTAGGTGAAGAGTCCTTCGAGGATAGCGTGATCGACATGATCAATTACTTAGTTTTTCTACACGGGTGTGTAGTCCAGAGGAGGACAGAAGATGGATGAGATAAAGCAATGCTCTAAGTGTAAAGAAGAATTCTTACTCGAAGAGTTCTATAAACGCAGCGACCGCGACGCTCCCGTCAGCCAATGCAAGTGGTGCTGCAAGGAGGAGGTAAGGAAGCGGCAGAAGAAACGCAGGGCAAAGCGAAAGCAGCAGTATAAGAATGGAGAGATCCAGCCTATCCCTGAGAAGTGGTGCGTCCTATGTGATGAAGTAAAACCTTGGCAGGACTTTTACATCAGGTATGATTGCAGGACACTACTCAGTCATTACTGCAAGAGTTGTCACAACAGCGACAACTTAGCGTACCGCAAACGAACTGGCTACCAACGCAATGCATGAAGTCCCCGACGAACTCAAAGACTTTCGTAACTTCCTGTTCATAACATGGAAACATCTTGGCCTTCCTGATCCTACTCCTGTGCAGTATGATATTGCTGAGTATCTCCAGCATGGTCCACGCCGCAGGATGGTCCAAGCTTTCCGAGGTGTCGGCAAGTCTTGGATTACTTCTGCCTTTGGTCTATGGAATCTACTCATGGACCCGGACAAGAAGATCCTAGTTGTTTCCGCATCCAAATCCCGCGCTGATGATTTCTCCTCCTTCTGCCATCGTCTCATTCGAGAGATGCCCATCCTTCAACACCTTGCCCCAGATGAATCGCAACGCTCATCAAAGATCGCATGGGATGTGGGACCCGCTAAGGCTGCTCACTCTCCTTCTTGCAAGTCAGTTGGCATTACTGGTCAGCTTACTGGTAGTCGTGCCGACCTTATTATCGCTGACGATGTGGAAGTTCCTGGAAACTCTGCTACGGTGGGTGCTCGATCTAAGCTTTCTGAGTCCACTAAAGAATTTGAAGCGATCATTGTTCCCGAGACGGGAGAAGTAGTCTACCTTGGTACACCACAATCACAAGAATCCATCTACACCGAACTACCCGAGCGAGGGTATGATGTTAGAATCTATCCTGCGCGAGTGCCTGAAGATCCGGGAGTATATGGAGATAGACTTGCCGCTTATGTTTCTTCACTGGAGCAAGAACCCGGCAGCCCTACCGACCCAGCTAGGTTCTCCGACGAAGAACTCCTTGAACGAGAAGCCAGCTACGGACGGACTGGGTTCCAACTACAGTATCAACTAGATGTACGACTATCTGATCTCAGCCGACACCCACTTCGACTCACTGATCTTGTTGTCATGGACTGTGACACCGAGGTTGGGCCAGAGCGTGTAGTCTGGCAAAGCTCTGAAGTCTGGGAAGACCTACCCAACACTGGATTCTCTCGTGATAAATACTGCCGACCTCTATCACTCCATGGTGAGATGGTCCCTTATACAGGATCCGTCCTCACTGTGGACCCAAGCGGACGAGGTACTGACGAAACCGCTTTTTGTATTGTCAAGTATCTTAATGGCTTTCTCTATCTACTTGATTGGGGTGGGACCCCCGAAGGCTACACCGATACGACGATGCGCCTCTTGGCGACGAAGGCTAAGGAACACAAGGTCAACCTCATCCTTACGGAAAGCAACTACGGAGGAGGAATGTTCACCGAACTTCTTAAGCCGCATCTACGCGAGATATACCCGGTCACTATCGAGGAAACGACCGCTAAGGGGATGAAGGAAGCACGCATGGCAGACACGCTGGAACCTGTGATGAACCAGCATCGTCTTGTTGTGAACGCTCAGGCTATCCGTAAGGACTATGAGGAGACTTTAGAGCGACCCCCTGATGTTGCGGTCCAATATTCTCTGCCCCATCAGATGAGCCGCCTAAGCCGGGAGAGAGGATGCCTCGATCACGATGACAAGCTCGATGCCCTGACTATGGGCGTAGCCTACTGGACAGAGTACATGGCCCGTGATGCACGGGATGCTATCAACGAGAGAAGAGAAGAACAATTCCAGAAGGAACTCGACTCGATTATGGAGAAGGGCAGTGAGCCCCCCACATGGTTCTCTGTTTAGTCATCCGTTCCTGTTTTGAACGGCAAGACTCTTGACAGATCAGCAATAGGAGTTTCAGATATGTCCTCAACATTCACCCCATGATCTCTCAGCATCTGCCTAGCTACATTGATATCTTGCGAAGTCGCTTCGCCAGACTCAAGCCTGTAGATAAGTTGATCAACCGTCAGATCCCAGAGCTTGTTTAGCTTGTCTTCTTTCATATTAAATGGATGCGTTAGATAGTAACGAAGAGGATCCTGTTCCCGAAGAAACAGTCACCATGGCGAACCTTGTTATGACAAACAAGGTACTGGAAGATTTGTTAGATGAATTCGGTGAACGCTTACTAATAGCCAAGAGACTCCTACAACTCTGCGAAGAACTCCCCACTCGGGCACAGGTGCGCGTGCTGAATCGTGCTGCCTTTGCTCTCCTCTCCCAACCACTGAAGACAGAGTTCATTGCCGACTGGCTGGACTCAGATGATGATGAATGAAACAGCACTGTTAGAAAAAGAAATCCGACGCCTCTCCCGGCAGTTGGATGATCGTGAATCTATTGAGACTCTCGTTCTCCGACGGGTAGACGATGCACTAAAGAACTTCCGCTGGACTCCCCCCAAGAGGAAAGAAGTAGATCGACGCAAGATCCACTCGGAGACCTGTGTCATCCACATTAGTGACACACAAATCGGGAAGCTGACATCGACCTTCGACAGCAGGGTCGCCAAGCAGCGGATGCAGAAGCTCTGTGCTCAGACACAGAAGATTGTCGAGACCAGAAGGTCTGGTGCCAAGATAGACAATGCCGTCATTATGATTGGCGGGGACATTGTTGAGGGTGAGACTATCTTTGCTCATCAGCCTTGGACCGTTGACTCAGACCTATGGGACCAAGCTATCAAGGTTGCTCCGAAGATACTCTCTGATTTTATCATTGAAATGTCGAGCCACTTCAGACATCTGACAGTCACTGCTGTCCCCGGCAACCACGGGAGGAGTCAACCCAAGAACGCTGGTGCTTCTCCTCGCACAAACTTTGACATGATCTCTACGGTTGTGACTCGCCTTATGGTGACGAGTGCCATTAAAGACAAACGAATTACTTGGGATGTTGACCATGATTCGTTTTACCGTATCGTCAATGTCGAGGGCCATAACCTTCTCCTTGTTCATGGTGACCAGATCTCTGGTGGTGGTGGACTGGGTGGATACCCACTGACTGGACTTGCCAGAAAGGTTGCAGGCTGGAGCGGTAGCCTGCCCGAGGACTGGCAGTACATTTTCCTCGGTCACTTCCACCGTCCAATGACGGGAGTGATCCAAGACAAGGTGTTCTTCGCCAACGGAACAATCGAGAGCGACAACGACTTCGCACTAGAGATTATCGGGGAGTCTGGGCGACCGTGCCAGCGGGTAGTCTTCTTTAACAAGAAGCACGGACCCGTAGCGGATAGCCTTGTCTGGCTCGACTGATGCAGTTACGCTGGAAAGACACACTCTACAATCTGAGAGCAAGCGTGCCGCTGCCGTTTCCTGTGACGGTCTCAAGGCGTAAGCTCCGAGACGGTTTGCAGGGCTATTGTAAGTTGTCAATGAAGGGACCCACGAAGATCAGCATCGTGGTGGATAAGAAAATGTCGGAGACTATGCAGTGTGATGTCCTCGTCCATGAATGGGCGCATGGATTACTTGCACCGTATGTGTATGAGTACCATGAGCACGGTAGTTTGTGGGGGATAATGTACGCACGATGCTACCGGGCTGCCTATGAGTAGCTAGACACTACATTCCATACGAATGTGCCGACAGCACCCAGCACACCGCACATAATCCACCGCTTCATCGTCTCCTGTTCCCGGCGAAACGATTCAAGGGAATGGATCTTCTCCTGTTGAAGAGCGACAACGGTGAACAGTCCCTTCTTGCCGTTACCACGGAGGGACTCATCGATCCTATTGACCGTTGACTGGAGATTGTCCAGCTTCTTGCTGAGTTGTAGGATGTCTTGACTACTCACCACCTGCATCGCCTTTCTTTTTATCTTCTTTGCCGTCAACGATGCTCTTAAGAATCGCTGCCAGCGATGTGACCACGAGAGTGATGAGGCCCGTGATGGTGCCTAAAGATTCTGCTGGCAAATACAAGCACGAAAACAGGAAAATCGTGACCATCAAGGTCATGTAGAGCCCTGCCCATGTGCTCAGGTGAAGCGCAGCAAGCTCTGACGCTGACTGCTTGGCCCTCATTTCTGCCATGCGAGCCTTTGCCTCGACTTCCCGAAGCATCACCTCCGCTTGCGTATCAATCACATTCGCTCTTCGCGTTTGTTCTGCTTCAGTCATAGGTCGTATCCTTTTGAGTAGCCAGTTTAGTGCCATTGATTGTTCCGCCGTGACTTCCACGCCACAGCCAGAACGAAGATAAGAAGAAGAACCGCTGCAATGTAGAGCACACTTGCCGGGGGAGGTTCAACCCCCTCACGGATGTTCATCTTTACTTCAGGTTCTGTCGGGGCATCAGCCTCAAGGGCTGCCGCACGAATTTCCGCACGCTCACTGCGCGACATGGGCTCGTCTGCAAGAGACGGAAGATGCCATGTGAACGCACCGTAAGTCGTTTCGGTTTCTCCTTCATACCGAATGTGCTCCCCTCGCCCATGCCCTAGCGTGAACTCATCGGGAAGTATCGTGTCTCCTACTTCCGTGACGGTACACGAAGAGAGGAGAAGTAGGGGTAACAACCGTTTCATTTGTTTATCCAGATGTACCATCGGTCTTTAGGAAGAGTCTTAATTCTCTGAAGCCCCAACTCTTCCCTAGCTTGGGAGGTTGAGATGCCCTTTCTCTTAGCATAGCGATAGGCATATCTGCGGTGGCGGATGTTGCCATCCTCATCTATTGTGTGATACTCTGCTTGAGTGTGTCCAGCGTGTGTAAAGTTTGCGGCTCGGTAGATCCCACCATTGTGTCCGTACTGCGGATCACTAAATGATACGACAAGTCGGACACCGTTCTTTTTAAGAGTGCGGTGGCACCGTGATAGGAATTTAGTCAGCGGAAGCTTCGCGTTTTGTGGCTCACAACGAACCAAACGCTTCAACTCCACCAACTGATTGTCCGCAATCTCTACATCTAAGAGGCGTGAAAAGTACGAGGCTTGGTAGGGATTTACACCAATCCCATAGTCGGCCACGGCATAAAGCGAGTCGTTGTCGTACCACCCAAAATAGGTGTTTGACCCTTTAGGTACGCACTTAGAGTAGTGCCACTTCTCTACAAAGGGAGCGGCAGCACTGTGCTCAAGCATACGAATCACGCAGCAGTTTCCTCGCTGGCTGCGGCAGCCTTAGCAGCCTTCTTCTCTTTGATCTTCTTCGCTGCGAAGAGACCAGCAGCACCAGTAAGAAGGGCAGTGACAGCACCACCAAGCTCAGGGTTACCAGTCATCATCGTGGTGATCATGCCGCCCTGCTCTGCGAGAGCCGGGGCATTCGCCAGCATAGAGTCGCCCATCTCTGCGGCTTGCTCTTCCCCACCGGGAAGAAGCTTACCAACAGTTGCACAGGCAGGGAGGATGCACGAAGCGGCAGTAGCCGCAGGAATGTAGATGAGGAGTTTTTTCATGTTAGTTCTCACTTGTTTGTAGGGCATTTGCGCCCACCTTTACTACGGGATGGTTACCAATGAGACTAATGTCTCGGAGTGCCCGGTAGTCCCCGGACGAAATTTCTTCACCCCTCATTACCTTGAAGGGTAATCCAGCAGATCTAAAGATAGCGTCCGCTGTGCGTGCTGTAGGGATGTCACCGAGCAGAGCCTCTCCGGGAGTAAATCGGTGTCCCGTCATGCCCTCACCAGTTAGCAAAGCCTTTGCGGCATCTCCAAGCTCGGTAGTGGCTCCGATAGCGGACATTGAGATAGAGCCTTGGACAAGATTGTCCCACTCCATGGCCTCTTGGAAAGCTTCCTCGTCATCTCCGTGGCGCAATCGTTGCTTGATTGTGTAGACAAGAGCACCACCTGCCATTGCAGACAGGAAAGTAATGTAAGCCCTTGCATCATTTGCTTTTACATTCCTCACCAGCATGGACCTGTTCGCTGTGATCCCAAAGCTTCTGAACTGGGAGAACATTTGGAAGGTTGCATGAGCAAAGCCGCTCTTGTGCGCGAGGCGGGGCAGGTCATTCATATCTGCACGCACAACTTGTGAGGTGACTTCGGATTCAATCGCAGTAATAAAACGACGGACCCCGGTCTGATCGTCCCACTCTCCAAAGTTAGGCTTGATGGTCTCAACACCATCCTCGCCCATGTATCGCTTGGCATACCTTCTCATGTATGCTGCATCACGAAGCCATGCTTCCTCTGTGTACCCCATCTGAGCCATGCGTGTGCTGTTGGGCATTTCACCATCCAACATCATGCGGATGTACTGGAGGGCGTGAACCTTCATGGCTAAGTTCTCACCAAACTTTGTGACAGCGTTGATACCTGAGACATCTGACATCGTTGTGGCTGCCTGCCGCAGAAGCTTGGCTGTTCTACCACCCGTCCCAGCAAGATCCCCAAGCTCATCAATGACCGGGTTCATCTTCATTGCATTGAGCTTGTTGTCAGTAAGCGCGGCAGCCTCTGCGATGAATTTAAGGTCATCGTCAATGTCCAAGCGTGCGCCACTCTTGGTCATCTTCCTTAGAATACCAATTGATTGAAGAGCATTGCGAATACCGTGCGATGCAAATGAGTTGAAGGCATCACCTAATGCGGCCAGACCAAATCCTGAGCCAGCACCTAGAGTATAGTTAGCGTCTCGGAGTGCTCGCATATTCCTAGCGTACACTACTGAGTCGGAGTGGCGCGTCCCCGTGATCTCTCTGGCAAGATCGTCAAACATCTCCTCGGCATCCCGTAGCTTTGCGCCCTTAGAGACAAGGTCCTCGATAAGGTGGGGGCGGATATCTTCAATGCTGTTCAACACTCCCTCGACACCAAGCTTCTTAGAGAAGAGACGCATAATCTCGCGCTCTCCAGCGACGCTCAGGACGCTGTGCAGGTAGGTATCGGTGACTGTACGGACATCATTGTTGAGCAACTCATCAAAAGAAACACTGCGCTGAGTCCCGTCCTTTGCTGTCAGCGTTACTGAGGTTGTTTCATCAAGGCGCACCCGGTACTTTCCGTGCGTGCCATCATCCACCTTCGTGGAGAACAGTGCCGTAAACCTTGCGGCTTCATCCTGAGATACGCCTAGTTCATCCATGAGCATCTGCATGAATTCCTTGGGATCCTTACGCCCCCACTTGGGGTGGTTAAGCCATGACATCTGGAAGGTATTTCCTCCAACCTTCTTCATGTAGAGTTCAGCAAAGCGCATTGCCTGCCCCATGCTCATGGGTCTTTCACCGTTCACGGAACCGTTCTTAAGAGCAGTAGCAATAAGCTCCTGTACCTGCTCTTCACCAAACTCTCTCGCAAGTGCAGCGTGTCCGTTCTCGCTCCAGATGCGGGGGAAGTAGTTACGGTTCCTGTTCTTGGCAATGTCTGCCCACGGACCAAGGGGGTCATGCTTAACGAGCCATGTAAGGATGTCGGCGTAAGTGTCTGAGTACGACTGGGCTGCCTTCTGTAGGAGTTGGTCAGCTTTACTAAGGGTGCTGGGATCTGCACTGAGTAGCTCGTCGTTGCGTAAGAAGCGTGCGACCCCACGACGGAAATCCGCTTCTGCCCTTCCCACGGCCCGGTCGGGCCAAGACTGCTTTGTTTCTGATGCCCACTCCTTATATAGACTCTTGTGTGCTTTCCTGTTCTTCGCTGCAAGCGTGACACTTAGGTTATCACGATCAATAGCAAGACCGTGCCTTAGCCAACTATCAACATCCTCGATGACGGTGACAATCTTCCCTGCCCTCGTCTCCGCACCCGCTTGGTTACCGAAGCCATGAAGCCCCAGCCAGTTGAATGCATCACTGATGGTGTTCTGTAGTTGCGTCTTGCGGCTGTTCCAACCACGATTACCGGGACCACCAAGCGTGGGACCATGTACCCCAGCTTCTTTGAACGGAGCATCGAAGTCTAACTTAGCTACATCATCACCACCGCGAGAGGCTGCGTTTCTGAATGCATCGAGGTTGCGCTGGTTGAATACTCGGTTCTCTTGGCGTGCGGTCTCTGCAACGACATCGTCAGCACTCCTGTTGATCTCATCAACGAGATCCTGCAAGCTGATGCCCCGCCCAGTGCGTGCGTTGTGAATGAAGATCACATCCCCGATTTGCAGGATGCGGTCACCGGGCTGGAGATCTTCGGCAAGCTCATCAAACTTCGCAGCTTGCGCTCGGAACTTGGCAGCATCCTCTTCGCTGACACCCTCGAAAGGTTTCTTCTTCGGTTGCTTCTTGATCGGGGGGATATCAACCGTGATATCTTCGGGGTCAACGCTACGGTGCCATTGAGGTCGGCGTGCAGACTGACGATGTCCTGCCACAGAATCCAAGAACCCCTGCCACGCAGGAGTCAGAGCGTACTCAGGATGCTTCGTCTCGACTACGCTGATGATTGTCTCAAGTTCATCGAGCTTTAAGAGATGTCCCTGCTTGACAGCCACTAGCTCTGTAGGCATCAAAGGCTCTTTCGCTTTCTTGGCTATATGGATCTGGTTCTCAGGATCAAACAACCTAATGTTCTGTGCGGTAAGACCTCCAACGGCCTCCGATTCAAATGCAGCATCAAAACCTAGTGCATGAATTTGAGACCGTGCATCCTCAATGGCACCCCACCAGGTAAGGTTCTCAGTACCATATTTCCTAAGAGCTTCGTCGCTCTCCAGCGAGCGAAGAAGACGGTCTAGGATGCTCTGAGATGCTTGCACTGCGTCTCGATGAAGGACTGCCATCGGATCAGAAGCCTTCACGGCCTCTGCAAGTTTACGCTCCATGTTCTTGACATCGGCACGAGCACGGGGAAGTTGGGCCTCTACGAATTTTCTGACATGGTCAGGATTATTACCATCAAAAACATTCTTTGGAGTAATGACCATTTCGATGACGCGGACATCGTCAGAAGTAGGCAGGACTTTGGCCCACTTAACGGACCAGTCTCTGTTGGGAGATGCAAAGACATCTCCGCTATGTTCCGGTTGCCCCGAAGGTAAATCAAAGCCTTCGTTTCTTGTCCCGTGATACCAAGTCATTACCTCCCCATAGGGACGAAGAGCTGGGTCAGACGCGTGGATAAGTCTATGCATCTCGGCGTTAGTCAGTTCCTTGTTGCCACGCATTGTCGTAAACCCTGACAATTCGTCAGGCTGAGAAGCACGCGACAGGGCAAGCAACGCAGGAACTTCGGGAATCTCAGGGCCAATCAGCTTGTCTTCACGGAAGTGCTTTGCCAATTTAGGAATCAGTATAGGAGTCTCCATGGCCGTGTGGATTTCTTCGCGCAACTCCTTTTTGGTTTTGGCAAACAGCGGGACCTCCTCGCCCCACATATACATATCGTACTTGCCTCCCTCCGCGTTTAGTCCTTCTTCTTTTGCCCGTACTTTGACACGAACTTCCTTGGGGATGGGGAAATTAAAGTCAGCATTCTCCCTGTTGAATAGCTTGTGAGCATCATCAGAGATTGTTGCCGTGTACTCTGTGGCGATTCTTCTGGGAGCTTTGGGGGCAGCCGTTAATTGGTTGCTCGGGTCAAACAACCGAAGATTGACCACGCCCGGAGCATCAGCCTGTATTTCATACGAGGCATCAAACCCTACACGACGCATCATATCCCTGTAAACACCAACACGCTCGTAGCTTGCGTAGTTCTCTTTGCCATGTGCTAGAACCTGCGAATCGCTACTGTCAATAAGTGCCTGTAACTTGTCCCGCTCAGTCTTAAGGACGATATCTCGGACACTTGAGGGTCCGACTCGCTCCTCAACCGTTCGCAATTCTTCGGCTAACATTCGTCGAATGTGCTCGGGACGGCGGAAGTCAAATATATTTTTTGGCGTAGCCCTCACGGAAAGAACAGTCACATCTTTTGGGTCTACTTCTGCCCCAAGCATACCGCCCAAGCGTTGTTTCATCACAAAATCAGAGGCGAACTGTTTACTCGGTGACAACCAAACATCCCCACCTTTTCCGGGAAGACCGCCACCTGCCTTTATAGCGTTAGCCAGATCGGTCGTTGTTCCATGATAGTAAAGTTCAGAGGCAGTAGCTTTGGGGGCAGCAGCTTCGCCAAGATGTGGTTGGATGTTTCGCGTTTTCGCTTGTCCGCGTACGACAACTAAAGATTTCTCAGGATCTAAAACAATGCTTGACCGAGACCCCGCATCCTCTGCTTTATTTATATACGAGAGCGCATCGATATCTTTATCCAGTAGTAGTTTGCGGATAGCCCCAACTTTTACTCGGTCAACGACCTCTTTCTGTAGGATTTTTTTAATCTGAGTCTCGGTAAGTACACCAAGCTGGACTAGTCTTTTGCCCAGTTTATCGGCAGTCCAGACGCCAAGGTCTTCCCCGATATCCAGTGGTTTTGTATATGTTACCTCGTAGGCTAGAACTCGGTGCTTACTTACATCTTCTCCCCTCTCGGCAAGGTTTCGCAGCCGCTCGATCCCAGCTTTCTCTGTGCCGACATGGGTTCCTAATCCATCCGTAAGTTTTTCGGGGGTCAACTCCACACGACCTTTGCCACCGTGGTACACCACTGCGCTTTCCCCAGCTTTGGGGGCAGTAGCTTTGGGGGCAGTAGCTTTGGGGGAAGCCTTGCTGGCAGAGATCGTAAGCTTAGGTCCTTTGGCTAAGATTGCATCACGCCTCAATGCCGCCGTTGCTTCGTCTATGGAGGCAAATGTAATGCTGGGACTCTGGCGAATAGGGAAAGGGTGATCACTCTGCGGGATCGACTTTTTGTACACTTGTCCGACAGCCTCAGCAGCCCTTTGTTCATCTTTGACCTGATTGCGTAGGACGAGCGGCAGGCTCATTTCTATGTCTCCTGTGTCTGTGTGTCTGTGTGTCGGCAGGCTAGATAATGAAGATCCTTTTAAGTTAAGGGGACCCACTAGCAGAGGGTCTCGATCCACATCCACCTTAAGTAGCACTGGTATCTCTGTGATCCCTAACTCCTTAAATGCCGCTGCTCGATGTCTTCCATTGTGTCTAAGAACTTCGTATGTCCCTTTCTTCGCCGGGGTGATTGGACGATCAATAGTCAGCGTGGGTATTTCATCTAGCTTTGTACCGCCCTTCAGAAGCTCTACAAGGCTCTCTACGGACTCCCCCTTATCCCCCAAGACTCCGGGCGAAAGAGGCAATGCAAAGCCACTGAACTCCTCTGGGGACATCCAGACGAGGTGTACATCTGTTTTGGGATCTCGGGATATCCTGTATGCTTCTTCAAGGACACCACCCTTAAAGTGTTGTCCCGCAGGAACATCAGCGATAACTCGGGCAGCCTCCCGCTTTGCTGCCGAAGCGTGTACGGAATCTCTCAGCTTGTGCTTTGTCCACCTAAGCAATGAGAAAACATCAGACCTCTCAAGATCGTCAGCACGCAGCTTGGCTAGGGGACGGAAGTCTTCAAGGCTGTCAATGAACTCTTTTCCTAGGTGACGATTCTCAGAGATATCTCGAAGAATGTTGATGAAAGCTTGCCGACTGTCGAGATGGGCGTAGACCATCTGCTGGAAGCCAAAACGATCCAAAACTTCTATCCCATGATCTTGGATCATCTTATCGACACGGGCTTCAATGGTGATGGCAGAGTCACCCGGAATTCTAGCGTTGCCTTCGCCATCAAGAACCTGACCAGCACGAGGAAGCATGGCGAGAGGTTCGTCAGGAAGAACTTCAGGGCGAAGCGTCGGACGATCCTCTAGAAGGAGAGGGGCGGGGCGACCGGGCGTCGGATCATCTGCTCCCGTGCGACGAAGGAAATCACCAAGACCATGAGCATCCATGTCATCAAGGAAGTCACGCATTGTCTTGTTGACCATCTCCTCAATTTTGCGTAGCTCAAATATGTCTACCGTACCCTTCGTGCGAATGCTGTTTACATTGAACTTGACAACAAGATTACCGTCCTCCATGACGATGTGCCCAGCCATTCGGATGCTCTTATTTTTATACTGGACAATCCCGCCCTGCAAAAACGACATCTCTTCAAACGGACTCTTAGCAATGTTGATCCCAACGGTGCCTCTACCCGGAGTACCTAATACCGAAACATATCCGTAAGCTCGCTGGTTCTCATCATACAGGGCGGGGGGACGGAACTTGATAAAAGGCTCGTCATCTAAGTGGCGCGGGACTAGCCATCCTCTCTGCCCGGTACTCGTCGTTGAGCCCCGCCGCGTTGCCAAGAATGCTTTTTCACTGATTGTTGCACCATCCGTAGCAAACTTAATTGCATTGGCTTTGTCAGCAACTTCAGGAGCATACTTACCAAAGATTGTCCCGAAGGCACCACCAAGGACAGCACCGAATCCTCCAATGGTAAGGATGTCTGACTCATCGAGAAGAACATCCCCGGCAGATGCACGCAACGCTGCCCATGACACAGCCTCAGTTCCCGCTAGAGCACCCGTACGAAGAAACCGAGCACCCGCTGCAAACTTCCCTGACTGTGCGATTGAAGTATATAGGGGTCCAGAGGCTGCCATCATAGCAATGTTGACAGGATCAAGAATACCAGCGGCAATGTAGCTCCCAACCAAACTCACGGGACCAAAGCGTTCAGCCAAAAGCCCTTGCATCTGTTGTCTGTCCTGAACATCTTGCTGGATTGCCAGAGAGTGCTCTGCATTCTTGGCGTATATCGCATCATCCCACACCGCTTCGGGCAGGGTCTTTTGAATATGTAGAATCTCCTCGGGTGTTGGAGACCATCCGGGTTCAAACTCAAAGTTGGTGGAATGAGACTCAGCAAACCAAGGAGCAAGAGCCCATGTCTCGCTTATTGCATTGGAAACAAGATCGCCAAAGCCCGTTGCGGCTACCTCATCTCTACGCGCAGATGCGAGGTTTTTACGCTCGTAGACTTCTTGCGTAGAAGGGGCTTCCGGGAACTCAAAGGGAACCGGAGATCTTTGGGGATCTTGTGCCATATTTATTTTTTCTTAGCCTTCTCTTCCTCAGCAATGCGCTTTTCACGATCCTCAATCTCAGCCTCGACTTCCTCGGCAGCCACTTCCGCACCTGACCTACGACGCCTGAGTGCATGGTCAGCATCGCTGTGCTCGGGAGTTCTTGGGCGGAGAAGCTCGGCATCTGTCGGGGGCTCTTGCTCCGGGAGGACTTCTCCCTCATCCATCAGATGGAGGCGATCATCTAGCCCCGTAACTACTCCAGCCTCGGTTCGGTAAAAGTCAGCACCACGCTCAATGATTCCCGGATCGACGGCGACCTCACGAAGCTCATCGCGTATCTTCATTTGCTCACGGACAGAGAGCTTCTTGGGTTTGCGGATGCGTTCGTGGGCTGCGATCTCGTTGCTTGTGAACACACCCATTTGTTCATACGGCCCACCTCCGATCTGTTCCTCCCAAGAACCACGAACAATATTTCCAGCCTTCTCCCATGCAGCAAACTCCTCGGCAGTCCACCCATACAGGACCTGTGCGACCTCACTCTGCGTTTTAACTTGCTGGACCTCTAGACTTTGAAAGCCACTTTTGTGGGTTACCATGACAAGGTTGCCACCCTTTTCTCGAATGTTGCGCTCAACATTGTTCCGCATGAATCGGTTCATCTCACCCACAGAGGGTATATGATACTTTTTACGCATCTCGATGACATGGTCTAAAAACGGTCGGGTTATACCATCGTCAAACTTAAACTTCTGATCTGTTGTGCTGGCGTAGGTAAACAAAGGAAAATCAGACTTTTCACTCGGGGTGTCGGCCTTCCATACTTCTTTTGACGGGGGTAGCTTTTCCCCACCTGCATCTGCCACTTCTTCGCTAAATAGTTTTTCCCGTGCATGAGCCTCGGAGAGCGGAGGTATAGTATCCGCACGACCAGCCATTGTGGTGCTGGGGTCCACGCCCGAGACTGTCTCTCTAAGGTGATAGTACGAAGTACGCTCACGCGAATCCTCAGGGACAATAGCATCATACACAACATTGTGTGTCCGTAGTGGTATCATAGTGGCCCAGTTCTGAATAGATTCAATCTTTTGCATCGGGTTTGCGGGGCCAACTTCAAGTCCAGTGGCTTTGCCAAAAGCCTGCCAAAGCAAATTAAAACCCTTGTCAGCTTCCTCGGCACTGCTTGACACACCATGTTTCATTTCACGCACCCTTTCATCGGATATGGGCCTTCCCATCAATCTCATTCCCCCCGTCTCACGGTCATGTTGTAGGAACCTATCAACTTCTGTTGAAATCATGTCTGGTGTGAGGAATCCAGAGATAGCTCCTGCACTTCCGTGTGGCATATATCGTTCAAAAGGAGAGTCTTCATCATCCCGAGTGTAGACCATGGCACCTCCGTCCGGAGTGTACTGGATGTAGATATTATCCGGGTCAAGCCATCCGCTAAGATGGGCCGCGCTCTCTGATCCCTGATACCACTCCTGTTCCCGGAGATATGTAAGAGCTTCAGCCGGGGCTCGGTGCATGATTCCCTCTAGGCTGATGGGCTCATCACCCAGAAAGAAACCAGCAAGACCATCCGTAAATCTATCCCTATTCTGTGCCACCCACGCCAATGACTGCTCTTCATCCTCAAGGCGTATGATGTCTTGCCATTCCGCAAAGTCCATTCCGATGCCTTCCAAGAACCAATTACTAGTACCAAGCATACGGAATATCTGACCAGCAGGGCCTTTCTTGAGCCCGTCAGTCACTCTACCGAATGCAGCGTCTTTCATGTCACTGGGAACTGTGCCGTGACCACCGAGAACTTTCCATGCAAAGTGTCGATCCATCATGCTGTCGGTGATCAGCGTGCCAAATGGGAGGCCCATAGCTTCTCGGAGGGATTCCTTTGCCTCGGGTGAGTATAGTTGGGCACCAATGTTTTGGATGTATTTTTCGTTGGCTGCGGATGCAAACGAACCACGCATCCAGTCTCCAAGAAATTGTTCCTGCTTGCCTTCATCGACGGGCAGGACACCAGCAGGGAACTCAGAGAAGGAATAATGATCGGTATAGTTCTTAAAGAAATCGGCATCTTCTAGTTCTTTAACTGCTGCGGCAAACTGCTCCTTAGAGACTACTGGCATCTTAGGAGCTAACTCCCGTACCTTATCAATAATGTGGCTTTTTGCGCTTTGTGGAAGATTGAACCAGCCCGGAACCGTATTGGCGAGTGCCTTTTCATCCGCATTCGTTAACTGTGCAGATCCAGACGATGCCGACCCAGTTGAGGGAAGTCTAATGGCATCACCTCCCAGTGCCGTGGCAAGGGCAACAGCATATGAAGTCTCGTCATGGTCCGTTCCCAGTTCCATCCACGCAGCCTCGTAGACCTGAGACACAAGGTTGTCCTTGTTGTGGAAGAGATTTCCTTGGGTAGCGGCGTGGCTACGAAGCTGGGCGTATAGTTTGAAGTTCTCTACTAAAGAAGCAGGGACATCGCTGGGAACCCAGGTTTTTTTCTGGTAACCGTCGCGCACCATGTCTCCGTGGTCGAGGAAGTGACGCTCTAGCGGCGGGAACTTAGAGTGCTGGAGGATTTGGGCAAGAGCTTGGGGATCGTTCCTGTGCTTGTCCCACAGGTAGTTGTTCCTTTCCGTATTCCCAACCTCATCCCCCAGAGCTTCATAGTCTGTCTTACTGCTAAGGCTATCAAAAGAACCAAGAACCGCCCCGACAACTTCGGTATCCTGTCGGGTCGTGATAATCTTAAGCTCTAGGGCCTCCATATTATCTTTATACTCAAACCACTCTTTGCTATCCTTTCCGTATCTTGCGAGAACAGCCGCCCCGGCTATTTGGTGGCTTTCCACGATCTCCGCTATCTTCGCCTCGACATCCCCGCCTACAAGAATGACCTGCTCCAACTGACCCATTTGGGTTTTTGAAATAGGTTCAAAGTCCTCGTGGGTCACAAGGCCACGGGCATGAGATCTCTCAATTTCGGCAGTTCGTTTTCCTTCCCACTTGTTTGATACCACATCTAGTGCAGCCCGATACTTAGCGGAGGCTTGTAGCCCCGCCTCCGTTTCTCCGAGCGATGCCCCGTTCTGCATCAAGCCACGATAACGCTCGACATATTCTTTAGGGTGTACATCTAAGTCAGGACTTAGGGCTGTCAAGTACACCCTCTCAAGAAACATCGCCTTGAATTCTGGAGTCAGTGCGCCCGATTCATACAACTTATCGTATGCGGTTTGTAGTTCAGCCTGCGACTCGTCAGGGGCATCGGCAGAAAACTCAATACTAAGAAGACTGTCAGTGTGCCTGCGTGATGTGTGCGCTAAGTCTCGCGCCAAGGCATCTTCGTTTTGCTTTACCGAATTACCCGTGATCGTTCTGTGGGCAATATCGTAGAAAGCATTCGACTGATACTGACTTACAAACGGATTCTCTTCAGCATAAGTTGTAAGCCTATCCTGCATGAATGCCTCAAACCCACCCTGTGTCCGGGCGGCTTCGCTGTCAGGGTTTGCTGTCTCCTGCTGCCACTCACTAAGCCACTGACTCGTCATGGCACGGGCATTCATCTCACCATCGGCTGCCATAGCCCCAATGGCAAAGTGGGGGTTCTGGGACGGGTGTATCTCACCAGCGGCAACGGCATCACGGAATGTCTTCTGTGACTGCTTGCGCCAAGCTTCACCTTCCGCTACAGCCTTCTTGATTTCTTCCTGACCATACTGCTGCCCAGCCTGAGTAAGACTCTGGGAGAGGTTAGCAAAGCCCTTGAGGAGTTGCTCAGACCCTAGGTCACGAGTAGCTTGGTAATTCCACCCACCGATCTGCTGCTGCGGCTGGAAGCGAGCGGTTCCGAGTTGTCTGTATTCTGATGCCATTATGCAATTCCTGTGATGCGCTTAGAATACTTAGCAGGATCTTCGAAGGGAAGCGCACCGAACATACGATACGAATCAAAGAACCCGCCAGCGAGATTCATACCAAGTCCAAGGAATGCCTCAGGGCTTGTGGCTGATCGAGCTTGGTCAAGGGCTGTTTGGAACCTTTGCGTAGATTGTCCCGCAGCCTCATTGAGAGATGCCATCTTCATATCCAGAACTTCTCTATCAATTCCAGCGGCCTGCTCTGCTTGGATAGCAAAATCAATAACACGCTCATCGAGTCCAGCGAGTCCTTGAGCAGTTCCCATAGTCTTTGTCTTAGCAATGCCAACGGCAGCGTTACGAGCTAACTGGTCGTGCTCAATCTCGGATTTGAGTTTTTCCTGTCGAGCCCTTTCACCCAACTGTGCCTGCTCTGCCTGCCACTGCTTGTGCGCGGCTT